TGTTCTTGGAATCTGACTGTGATCACCTGCTAATGGTGGACTCAGACATGGTCATCAATGCCGATGACATCTTCCGACTTCTGGCATTTAACAGCACCCGCCCAATTGTGGCCGGAGTTGGATGTGCTAGGAAGAAGGAGAAAGTTTACTTTTCCATGCTCGATCATGATGAGGATGGAAACGTCCTAATGGACTCGATGGGTCTGGTCAGGGCCAAACGTGTTGGTACCGGCTTTATGATGATCCAGCGCCAGGTGTTTGAGACTCTAAGAGACCAGCATCCTGAGTGGAAATACTACGACCAGAACCACGAGTGCGACATGTATACCTACTTTGACTTCATGTTAAGTCAGGAAGAGGGATACATGGGCGAGGACTTTGTGTTCTGTGAGCGGGCAAGACAGGCTGGATTTACCGTCTGGATTGACCCAACAATCAAGCTTGGTCACATGGGTATCCATGAATATGAAGGCGCTTTTGGGGATGACTATCTCTATCCCCGCCTGCGCCCCGTGGATGCAGCTAAGGAGGCAGCGTAATGGCTAAGGGCATGGGCATCAAAACCTCGGTGAAGTCGGGTAACTTTCGGCCCACCAAGCAGGGTGCTGGCATGACCGCCAAGGGCGTTGCCGCTTATCGTCGTGCTAATCCCGGATCAAAGTTAAAGACTGCGGTTACATCTGATAACCCCGGCCCTAAAGATGCAGCTCGGCGTAAATCATTCTGCGCACGGTCTGCTGGTCAAATGAAGATGTACCCAGAAGCCGCTAAAGATCCAAACAGCCGTATTCGGCAGGCTAGAAAGCGGTGGAAGTGCTAAATGGAAATGATGCTGTGGAACATGGTATTGACGGCGCTACTGGGTGTTTTGGCTTATGTCGGACATGAGAAATCTTCAGAGATTCAGCGTCTCAGTATCCTTTTAAACAAAACACGCGAGGAGGTGGCCCGTGATAACGTCACTCAAGCAGAAATTGACAAACTTGTGGAACACATTGATGCAAGGTTTAACCGCCTTGAAGACAAAATTAATCAGCTTATTCAAAAGGGGTAAGTGATGGCTGAAGATTCAACCCGCACCAAGATGATTAAAGACGCACCAACCGACTCCCCTATGAAAGATGTAATCAAAAAGGGAATGGCTGGTGTAAGTGGATTGCTTGACCGTCTTGGGCTGTCTCAGGAAGAAAAGTACAAGGACAAAACGCCCCAAGAAATGGAAGTTAAAAAGGCCAAGGGCGGTAAGGTCTCCTCGGCTTCTAAACGGGCTGACGGTTGTGCTATTCGCGGTAAAACTCGTGGACGGATGATTTAATGAGTCACCCAAAAGCAGAACCTAAAGATCTAATCTACCGTCCTCCCAAGCCCGGCAAGCCTAAAGAAATTGAGGCTAAAAAGGGCGGGAAAATTAACGGCCAGAAGAAGGTCGCAACGGTTATGCGTGAATTCAAAGCGGGGAAGCTTAAGTCTTCCTCTGGTCAAAAGGTTACCAATCCCAAGCAGGCTATTGCAATTGGCCTGAGTGAGGCTGGTATGTCAAAGAAGCGAGGCAAGAAATGAAATCTGGAGTAAAAAAGGTTCTCCCAACCTCTGAGCAAATGGGCAACATGGGCATGAAAGGTGGCGGTATGAAAGAGTCAAAGAAAATGATGGCTAAGGAAGTTTCCTTTATGAAGAAAAAAGGCGCTCCCAAGTCGATGATCAAACACGAGATGGCTGAGGCCGGCATGAAAAAAGGCGGCAAAGCTTATTCCGCTGGTGGCTACACCCGTTCAGCTGACGGCGTTGCCAAGAAGGGTAAGACCCGTGGCACGATGGTCAAGATGATGGGCGGCGGCAAGGCTTGCTAAGATGAGAGCCAGCCGAGGGATGGGAGCGATCCTCCCGTCCAAGATGCCAAATGCCAAGACCAAGCGTCGCCGGGATGATACGGATTTCACTGAGTACGCAGAAGGTGGAAAGGTTAGTAAGGTAAATGAAGCCGGAAACTACACCCAACCAGGAATGCGAAAGCGGCTCTTTGAAAGTATTAAGGCTGGTGGAAAGGGTGGTTCCCCGGGGCAATGGAGCGCCCGTAAGGCTCAGTTATTGGCAAGTCAGTACAAAAAAGCCGGAGGCGGTTACAAGGATTAAGTTCCCTGTTTTTGACCGCCAGACGGATGGAAATGTTTTTGATTGGTTAATTAGTACGGCGCAGGATTTTAGGCAGATCAGACAACGGGAACGCTGGAATGAGTTTAAAAAAGCCGCAGAGAAGCCTAAAAGCGTGGACAAGCCAAAAGTGGAGAACTAAGAGTGGCAAACCATCTACGCAAGGATCGCAGGCGACAGGGGAAAGATACCTCCCTTCCAGCGCCATCAAAGCGCTCTCCTCGCAAGAGTACGCCGCGACCACCCGAGCCAAGCGAGCCGGAAAAGCCGCAGGAAAGCAGTTCGTCCCCCAGCCCAAAGGGGTGGCTCAAAAGACTGCTCGGCATAGGAAAGTGACATGACGACTTCCGGTACCAACCTATTTAATCCAGACCTCAATGAGATGTGCGAGGAAGCCTTTGAGCGGGCTGGCCGCGAGATGCGCTCTGGATATGACCTGCGCACGGCCCGTCGCAGCATCAACCTCATGCTGGCCGATTGGGGTAACCGTGGGATTAATCTGTGGACAATCGAGCAGGGAACGATCAATTTGTTGCAAGGCACCAATACTTATGACCTGCCTGTAGATACAGTTGATCTCTTGGATCATGTGATCCGTACCGGACAAAACAACCCTGCTACACAGTCTGACCTGACTATTACCCGGATCAGCTCCTCGACCTACGCCACGATTCCCAACAAGCTGACCCAAGGTCGCCCAATCCAGGTTTGGGTTCAGAGGCTAACCGGGCAGGCTTATCCGGCTACCAGTGATTACTCTCCTGGCGCCACGGCTTATCCAAGGGTTACGGTATGGCCCACCCCCAACCAAGGGACTCTTTTAAGCCCGTATTACCAGTTCGTTTACTGGAGACTGCGCCGGATGCAGGACGCCGGAAACGGCATCAATACCTTTGATATTCCTTGGCGGTTTTTGAACTGCTTTGTCGCTGGACTTGCGTACTACATTGCGATGAAAATACCGGAAGGGACGCCCCGGCTGGAGATGCTCAAAGCCTCCTACGATGAGGCTTGGAATCTGGCAGCTGGTGAGGACAGGGAAAAAGCAGCGGATCGGTTTGTGCCGAGACAGTACTTCATAGGATCGGCATCGTGATATGGGTAATCGGTTCGCTAGTGGCAGGATTGCAATATCGGAATGCGACATTTGTGGATTCCGGTATCAACTTAAGGAGCTAAAGCAGCTAGTAATTAAGACAAAGAACGTAAATATCTTGGCTTGCCCGGAGTGCTGGAACCCGGATCAGCCGCAGCTCCAGCTAGGAATGTTCCCGGTTGATGACCCCCAGGCGCTGCGCAATCCCAGACCAGATTTCACCGGTTACCCACAGAGTCGTTCTTTGATATTACCGTTGCAGATAGGGCCGATAGAACCAGCAGACACATTCGCAATAGGACAGGTTTTAGGGTTAGGTGGAATAGGGCAGGTAACAATAGTTATAACTTAGGAGTAGGAAATGGATAAATCAGCAATGAAAAAGGTCGCCAAGGCCGAGGTCAAAAGCCATGAAAAGAAGATGCATGGCAAAGGCTATCGCGCTGGCGGCAAGACCAACCTGGACATGAAGAAGATGGGCCGTGGCTTGGCAAAGGTTGCCAACCAGATGTCGCCTGTTCGTAAAGTCCGCGCAACGGGGATCTAACATGGATACCGATAAGTTCAACTATTTCCCGTCTGAGACCAAAGATCCTATTGGCAAGTACACCCAGCCAAAGGACTACGCTCAGGCCGATACCGGAAACAATGGTTACCCCAACGCTATTCCTAGCACCCAGACTCAAAAGACTCGGGGTACTGGAGCATCGACCAAGGCGACCAAGCACAGCACCAAGATGGGCTAAATGAACTACGTCAGTCTAAAAGCCAACATAGCCGACTACTGTGAAAATACTTTCACAGAGGATGAGTTTGCGACGTTTACACGGTTAGCTGAGCAGCGGATCTACAACAGCTGCCAGCCGCCAGCCATCCGTAAGAATGTGACTGGTAATACCACGGCAAACAACAAGTACCTGGCTATGCCATCGGACTTTCTGTACACGTATTCGCTGGCAGTTGTAGACCCCACCACCGGGGCGTATGAGTATCTGCTTAACAAAGATGTTAACTATATCCGCCAGGCGTTTCCGTTTCCGGCTGTGACTGGGAAGCCCACGCACTATGCGTACTTTGACCAAAACTCTTTCATTCTTGGGCCAACCCCAAACACCACGTATACGATGGAGCTGCACTACGGTTACTACCCGGAGAGCATTGTGACGGCTGGTACCACATGGCTTGGGGATAACTTTGATATGGCGCTATTTAACGGGGCCATGATCGAGGCGATCACCTTTATGAAAGGCGAGCCAGACTTGGTTAAGCTGTACGAAGATCGTTACATTCAGTCCATAGCTCTGCTCAAGAACATGGCTGACGGTAAACTGCGTGAAGATGCCTATCGTGATGGGCAAGTTAAGGTTAGGGTGGCATGATGCTTTCAGCTTCTGGCGGCGCACTTTTAGGAAACATCACAGCTATGGGCGTATCAGGCCGTGGCTTTACTCCAGAAGAGTTAGCCGATAACGCCCTTGACCGCATTATTTCAATTAGTTCCTCAGCCGATCCAGTGATCCGGCAACAGGCTGAGGCTTTCCGTGAACACATTCGTATGGTGCTGGTGAGTTATGGCAACCAGTGTGTCAGATCAAACCACACCACGATTTCCAACCGTCTCCGCGATGCGGGACATCCTGATTTAACTAAACTTTTGGAGAAATAAAATGCCTATTTCAGTAACCACCGCAATGCCCACCTCGTTTAAGGTGGAGATCCTGAAGGCTGTGCATAACTTCACAGCCTCAACCGGTAACACATTTAAGTTGGCCCTGATGAAAGCTACCGCAGCGGGATCAGGTACCTATGGCGCTGCAACCACTAGTTACGACAACCTAACCAGCAACAGCGATGAGCTGGCTAACGGAAGCGGATACACAACCGGTGGCAACACGCTGACCTCGGTTACCCCGGTAGCTGATGGCACGACCGCAGTTTGCGACTTTGACAACACCACTTGGACTTCTGCCACGTTTACTACGTGCGGTGGAATTATTTACAACGACACAGCAGCTGGTAATCCGGCCTGTGCAGTTTTGAGCTTCGGTGGTGACCAGCAAGTGTCGTCGGGCGACTTTCAGATTCAGTTCCCGGCAGCAGCTGCATCAACCGCAATTATCAGAATAGCATGACCCAAACACTTGTTTCCTTGAACGAGGCCAGAAAACTTGGTCTTACCCATTACTTTACGGGTAAGCCTTGTAAGTATGGTCACGTTCAAAAGAGACAGGTTAGCAATCGCGGATGCGTTGAATGTTTATCTCAAAGGGCTATGGATTGGGCAAAAGAAAATCCAAATCGGTCACAAGAAATACGTGACAAATGGAACTTTGAAAACAAAG